CCGACGACGCCGTCGTTGCGTAAATGCCGGATCCACTCCCAAGGCCATAAAAATATCCACCATGGCCGCCCTCACTTCCACCAACGGCAAAAAGGCCATGTCCCGATCCGGCGGCCTTGGAATAAATGCCATGACCCGTCGCGCATGGATCGGAATTTGGGTTTTCTGCATAAATGCCGGACCCGTTGCCACTACTTCCGGCCAATGCCTTGATCCCGTCGCCCGTACTGCCGCCGGTCGCTTTGAATCCGGCCCCGGATGAATTCCCGGACGCGTTGATTCCGTTTCCATTTCCACCCGTCGAACTCGCCACGATGGCGTCCCCGGTGCTATTTACGACGTTTAATTGTTTCAAATTCAACGTGGCATTGTTGCCGTTGGTGGCCTGGCCGTCGATTTGCACGACATTGGCGTCAACGGTTCCAACCACGGCCGACGTCCACGCCGCATCGCCGCGGTCCCGGATCGCCTCCAACGAATCGGTCGTGTTGTCGAACGAATCCCAATCCGCAGTCCCGGATTTCGACACCATTTGGGCAATGATCGAATCGTCCGTCACGTCGCCGCCAGAAACGGCCACGGCCAACAAATGATCTAATCCGATGTCGGACAATGCCGTGTCCACGTCGGACGTCGAAATGTCGTTCAACGCGTCCAATGTGGTTTTGGTCCCTGAAATCGAATATCCGGTTTTGTCGTCGTTTGTCCCGACCGTGACTTTTCCGGTCGTGGCCGTGATTGACAAATCCCCGAAATTCGCAGGCGCGGACGCCGCCAATAATGCGTTGTCCGTGCCTCTCATGTCCGTGTTTGTGGTACATGTCCCGATTGTGACTCCCGATTGGTCGGCGTTCAAATCGACGTCCGGGTGATTCGTGAACGCGCCCGCGGGCAACGCGCCGGTCGCGTCGTCCAATTCGACGTCGCCGTCAGAATTGTCTGACCCGGCCAAATATGCTTTGGACGGCAATTTGGCCACAATCGAATCAACGTTTCCATCCACAATGTCGATTTTGGTTTCGTTGGCGTCGATGTTGTCTTGGATATCCTTGTAAATCGACCCGGAAACCGCGCCCGTTCCTGACACGTCGCGTTCCTTCAATGCCTCCGCGATAATGTCTTTGTTTGTCGCGTTGTCGGCCAACGTGGTGGAACCTGGGTTTTCCTCGACAACGTTTGTGGACCTGGCATAATTCAACAACGTGGTGGCCTCCTCCAACTTGAACGTGGCGATCCATTGGGCCACCGACTCCGTGTTGGGCAATTTGTAATACGTTTCATAAACGCCCGTCGAAATCCTGACCATTTGCCACATGTTCGCGTCGATCGTCCCGGCCGTCGCGGGCGTCGTTCCCGCGGAGTCGTCATAAAACGCGTCTTTGTCCGCGCCGGTAACATCTTCATAAAGGACGTCGATTTCGTCGCTGTCCGGATCCTCCGGGTTGCCGTCCGTGTCGTAAAAATGGGCCGTGATTTTATACATGGTTGTGCCGGTGTCCGGAACCAACATCGATGTCGGAACCGTGGCCACAAACCGCGTATTGTTCTGGATTCCATCGACGGACGTTTGGACGCCGTCCACCTGGTCGGACAATGTTTCCAACGTGTCACCGTCCGCGCCCGTCCTGGCCACCTGGGTGGACCCGGTATCAGCCGACGTCAACGGATACGCCGTTGTCTCGTCGAATTTTGACGCCGTGATCGCGTCGTCGGCCAAATCAACACCCGCGACAACCGATCCGACGGATCCCGTCACATTTCCGCCAACATTGCCCGTAACTGATCCGACCGCGCCAGTCACGGAACCGACCGCGCCGGTCACGCTTGTGACTGATCCGGCAATGTTGCCCTGGAAATCGTATGTCCCGCCGTTGGCCCGAATACCAACCGAACTTGCCGAAACCGAATGAATGCCATTTTTGCCAGAACCGTTCGCGTCGATCCCAATTCCGTGTCCATCTGTTGTTGTGATCTGGATTCCGTCACCTGACGATGAACCGGCAATGATATCGATTCCGTTTCCTGTGCCGCCCGCCGTGATCGTGATTCCATTTCCGGACGAACCGCCCTCTAATTTCAAACCGGAACCGGCGTTCGAACATGTCCCGTAAAATGCCGAATCGTTGCCCTGACCGACGGCCATTAAACCCGCGCCGGACGTTGCGCCGCCGCTGAAAAATCCACCCATTCCGGTGGCCCCACCGACTGAATTCAAACCATTTCCCGATCCATTGCCGGACAAATTCAACCCGTTGCCGTTGCCGCCCCACGACTCGAACGAAACCGCGTCGTTGCCCTCAGATATCGCCCGGATCGCGCTTCCGGTTCCGGCGCAACCTGTTGTGATTAGCAACGCGTCGCCTGTTGCTCCTGCCGTGATCGACACGCCATGGCCTGATCCGTTCCCCTCAACCACAAAACCGGACCCGTTGCCGCCGGTAGATTTCGCAATGACCGCCGACCCGGCCGAATTTTGGATATCCAATTGTTTCAACGTCAACGTCGCGGCGTTTCCCGTAACGGAATTACTGTTGATTTGCTTCAAATTCGATTCCACGATCCCGCCCGAAATCGACAACGCGGACGGAATACGGCTCAACAACGTGTCGATGTCGTCTATCATTTCGGCCTTGGTTTTGTCCGTGACCTCGACGACGAACCGATGGGTCAAACACCCGGAACACGCGACCGACACTTGATATTTGGTTTCGGCCGTGAATTCGGACGCGCCAATCCTCAAACTGTATTCGCCGTTCCCGGCTTCCGTCCAATCGCCGGACCCGACGGTGTATGTCGATTGACTTGTCGCCGAAACGGCCTCATATTTGACCGTCACGTCCCCGTAAACCTTGCCGGTTTCGGGCGTTTTGAAATCGATCTCGTCCAGGAGTAGGACCGGATACCACATGTCGGTCGATTTTTTTCCGTCGTATGCCATGATAAAACCCCTTTATTTGGTTATTCTTGTCCTAATTCCTGCCCGAACGCTTGTCCGAATGCCTGGGCCGCGCCGCCGCCGGTCGGGATATATTCGTTTTCGATCGCGCCCGAATCCCACGCCGAACCTTGCGGCCTTGTTTCGCCGCCAATATCAACTGAAAATTCTGTTTCGGTCCTGCCTTGGTCCAATGCGGGCGACCCGGATTTCAACGTGAAATCGCCGTTCGCCGGGTCAACCCAAATATCACCGGCCGCCTTATTGACCTGGTTGTTGGCCTGGTTGTTCATCGACGTGACATTCGCGCCACCGTCGATATTGTTTTCACAACGGTTGCCGGTGCCGCCTGTCCATCCCGAATAAGGATCATTGTCCCAATCGTATGTTGAATTGCCCGAAACCACGATATTGTCCAGAATTCCAGATTGGTACGTATTGGCCGACCCGGTATAAACGCCCTTATCGTTCCCATATACGGACAAATTCATGTATTTCTGTTCATAACTGTTGCCCGGTTGCTCCAAATTGACGCCAATATTATTAAACCCGGTCACGATCACATTTTGGACTTGGACCCGTTCCGTGAACCGAATCAATGTCCCGTCGTGGCTTTGCGTCGCGCCTGACTTTTGCCTGATAAAACATTGCCGAATGATTGCGTCGTGACTGTTATATCCAATTAATGCAGTTCTGGCCGACGTATTCCCGCCGATTTCGATTTGTAACCCCTCCAATATCTGGAACGTCAATTCCGGGCCGCCGCCGTCCATGTTGATACCATAATCATTATCGACCGAAATCACCGACGCGCCGGACGTCCATTTTTTGTCGGCAAATCTTTGGCGGGTGTTGCATTCCGTGTCGGTGTCGTATGGCGTCCGGACGACCAAATGATAATCGGCGTTACATGTGATCGCATCCGGCAAAACCACGGCCGTGGTGTCGTCTGAACCATCCCGGTAACATTGAACATGGACCTTATATTGGCTTGTCACCCAATTCGTCGAATTTGCATAACTCGACCCCTCGACATTCTGGACGGCGCTATTCACGCTCGAAAATGCGTGTTTGATGGAATTCACGGTTTTGCCCGTCAAATCGGGCGGCGTCCCGCCGGTTTTCGTTTGGACATTCCAAACGTCCTTTTGCCCTGCAACCTTTGACACCAAAACCATGATTTTGTTGTCCGTGTCCCAATCGACGAACATTCCGACGCCAATATCGCCCGTCTGTTCGCCGCTGAATGTGGCCACGCCCGAAGATGTCGAAACGGTGGGCGACCCGGTTTTGTGGTCGGTGCTTGTGTCGCTTCCGGCTGAAAAATGCAAATCGGCCATTTTTACCTCTCCAACGCTTCCAATTCGGCTTTAACCTCTTTGACAATCCGGCCGTCATTTTGATCGATTATATCAACAACCGCGACGGCCTCACATGCTCCGGCGACGGTCGTTTTGGTATCGTCAACGACCCGATAAGGCAACCCCTTGATTTGCTCCGTTTCCTTGTCGAATTCGAAATTTTGTTTTCGCAAATCGGCCCAAACCTGGGCCGCGGTCCTGGTCGGAATCTCCAAAAATTCGTTTTGGGCCTTTTCCCCGTCCGAAAATTCGGCCATGGTGTCTTTGACGCCGATCACGCGACCAGCATTCCGGTGGGTTGCCTTGTGATATTGAATAAATGCCATTCCTTCCTCCGATTATGGAACGAACGCCACGTCAATGCGCGCGACGACGAATTCCGCAATGTGCGTATCACCGACGGCGATATTCGTTTGGACATACGAAGGGGGATCGCCTGGGTCGTCCTCCAACGCAATTTCCAAATCCGCGTCCGCGATCCCCTGGACTGAATAAATCGATGAATAAAACTTTTGGTAAATCATATCCTGGCCCAAAACGAACGTTTGCCCATACGCCAAAATTGCATTGGTGATCGTGGTCAACCCGCCGGTCGGGAATTCCTCCTCCGGGTTGGTCGTGATCCGGACTTTAACCCATGCGTATTTCGTGGTAGGACGGTCGAATTTCATCACCTGGATATCTCCGTTCGTGTCCTCCACATCGACCTCGACCGCGCCAAACGTTTGGATCCCCGCGGGCTTGACCTCCCATATTTTATCGCCGATATCTTGGTCCGCGCCACCCTGGGCGACAACCTGGAACGAATGGGGCGGCCGTCCGGCGCCATCCGTCACGTCCGTGCGATTCTCAAAAACCGAACACGACACGACGTTTTCGACCTCCTGCAAAATCCGCGATCGGATCGCGTCCAACGTCCCGGCGCCCGTCACCGACAACGATTGTTCGCGTCGGATCCTCAATTCCGTGTCGGTTTCGACGTCCCGGCCTTTGACGCCATCGTTCAAATTCGTGACGCCATCCAACCCGGACACCGGCGTGTCGATCGTGTCCAATGTTCCGACCAAACATTCGGTCGGTCCGGTTTCTTGCGCGTCGCAATCGACCGGCGTTCCAAATTCGGCGAAACTGTTTTCCGTCCATGCCACGTCGATGTCGGCGCCAAACAACCCGTCGTCGGCCTGGTCCGTATCCAACGACGTGATCACAACCGTGTCGTCGTCCACGGCGTCGATTTCCGCATTCACGACAGTGCCAACGGCCGCATTTATCGCCGACCGCAACGCAATGGCGATCGATTGGACGGTGTCGGACGGTCCGGCCGTGTATGTGGCCGGAATGGAATTGATCTCGACCCCGTATTCCTGGGTATCGACCGCGTTGTCGATTTTCACTTTGCATCGATGCAACGTCGCCTTGGAAATCGTGGCGTTGGCCGTGGTTTCGAATACCTTTTCCGTGATGCTAATCGAAAATTGCGTTCCGGCCGGAACCGGCGTCGAATCCGTGTCGGACAACAACAACGCCACAACCTCCGTTGGGGTGGCCTGTAATCGCGTCAACCCGATGTATTGGACCAAATTGTCCAATGAAAACCCCTCGGCACTTGCGGGCCATTGGGACAAATAAACCAATTCCAAAATTTCCCAAATGTCCGAAATCGGTTTGGCCACAACGCCGATAATTTGGCCAAATACGGAATCGGCGTCCGTGGTGATGTCCGGGAATTCGGCTTTAAATGCGGCTTCCAAATCCTCTTTGATCTCCGGCAATCTCTTGATTTGGAAACCGTTTTCGGTTAATCCGGCCATTATAATGTCTCCGTTATTGTTACAGTTCCATAATCCGTTGACACGGTGAACGTCACGGTCAATTTGCGGGCCTGGGCATCGAACGACGATTCGAACGCCAACAACTCAACCACGCCGGGAGTGTCCAAAATTTCGGCTTTTAAAATCGTTTCGATATTGGGAATATCTGGATTTTTGACCAAAATATCCTCATAAAACGGAACGCCTACCGTCGTATCCAAAAACCATTCGCCGCGGAAAAATTCCAAACGAATTTTCAATCTTTGGGAAATCACATCGGTGCCGGACACGATCGACAAATCGAAATTTTCGATCTTCAAATCGTGCGTCACGGTGTCCAATCTCAAATCGTTGATCAACAACGCCATTATTGGACGCCTCCAACGCCTGTTTGTGTCCCGGTCCCGGATCCGGTCCCGGCGCCTGGTCCTGAAACTCCCGGCCCGGTCGTGACTCCTGAAACCGACGCAACCGCGACCGTCGTATTCACGGCCGTGGCGACTCCGATCACGTCCATGTTGGCCTTGAAATACGTAATCAATGCCGTGGCCAACCCAATGGAAACGTCGTCGAAATCCTCATGGACCGTTCCGGGCTGTTCCAACCTGGACCACATTTCCCGTTTGATTTCACCAGCTAATCCGGTCCAACCGGACGGACTCGATCCCGCGACACTTCCGACGATCATTGCCATTATACTGTCCCCTTGATTGTGGCCAAATTTGCTTTAATCGTTGCGAACGTCCCGTCTATGGTTTTGCTCAACAATTGCGGCCCTATCGCCGTTGCCGTGACGGACCCGATCAACGCGTCGATCACCTGGTCTATAATGTCCAAAACCTCGACGGACCCGGTCCCCAATGCCACCTTGCCGTTGGCCGCGACTTTGAAATGGCCGACGCCTTTTGCATTCAATTCAATGTCGCCGTTTTTTCTCAAAATAACGTCAGTCGTTCCGGAACGCAACGCGACGTCGTCATTGTTTGCGGCCGGGCTTGTATGCGTAAACGCATACAGCCCAGGCACCGCTATTGCATCGGATAAATCGAACTTCCGCGGATCCTCCGGTTCGGTGTCCCCACCGTCCGACAACCATTCGCCGATCGCCCGTTCCGAAAATATCAATAAAACCCCGTCCCCACGTTTCAACGGGAACGTCAACGCGGCCGTCGAATTGCCCGGCCAAACGACCGGAACATTTGATATCACCGGCAACGCCTCAACAACGCCGCCAACATATCGTTTTTTGATCAATGGTTTGACGTCCGCCTTTTGGGTTGAATAATCGTATTTCTCGATCCGTCCTGGAATCGCCGTATGGATTTCGGCGACATTCTTTTGGATCGCCTCCCGAATTGCCGTCGCCATGTCAGACACCTTCCGAAACCTCCGTTTGTGTCGTCCAATCGTTGCCATGGGTGTCCCCCGTATGCTCGACATTGACAACGTGAAACGGCGTCTTTTGCTCGATTTGTGGGCTTGTGATCAATATTCGGCCGCCGACCTTGATTTTCGGCATTAATAACGAAGAAACGCGCCACCCTGGCTTGTTTTGGTCTATCACCAATGTGGCTTTGCCCTTATCCTGCAATCGTTCAGGAGTCCCGATCATGCCGGTAGCTTTCGATAAATAGACGGCTGGTTCCTTGTTCGCGTTGCCCGTTTTCAAAACCTGTAATTCGCCGTCCTGGACGGACCACGAAAACCCCAATTTTGCGCCCAACTTGTCCATGGCCGTGGCGAATTGTCCTGTAAATGCGAATCCGTTTTTGAATTCGGCGTCCGGCGCAATCGCCTGGTCCATGTAATACGTCGCCAACGGAAATTTGGCCACCAAATCGTCCAACACCTGTTTGGCTAACGTCCCGGCCGCGTATGTCAATTTTACGTTGGTTTCGCGGATCGCCTTTTCGCCGTCGTTCACTTCCAATTTTGTGACGATATCGGCGCCTTGCCGAACATGATTGATATTGGTCAAATTCCCGACGAACAACGTTTCCGCGCCTCCCTGGCCAACATATCCGGCTTTCAAAACCATGAGGTTATCCAAATCGATTATTTGCGTCCGATTAGTCGGCGAAATGTTGTAAACCTCGACGACGGCCGAATTCGTTTCCCGTTTTTCTGTCTTTTTGATCTTGAACGTCACGCGCAACCCGGTGATTTGTATTCCCTGGCCACCCTCCGGTCCGACCGTCAATTCCACCACCCGGTTGAATAACGCCATTATGCGGCCTCCAATTCGGCGTCCGGGACATACACCAATTTGACATTGGAAATCAAATCATCGAACCCGATCGACTCCAATGTGTCCGACGTATCGACGCCCCACGTTTCGCCGGGCGTGATTCCAAAATGACGGAACCGCGCGGTCAATTCATACGTCAAAACCAATTTGATGCCCGCCACCAAAACGTCGTCGTCCGTGTTCCGAATTATCATTGTCCAAAACTGGCCGCGGCCATTGAAATTGAATTCGTAATTATACGGGACTCCGTCCAGCGTGACCTGTTGAAAAAACGACGCGTATTGGATGAATGGAATAACAACCATGATCAATTCCCGACCAATTCCCGACCAGTATTGACCAACTGTTTGGCCCATGATACCTTGTTTTTGGTGGCGTCGCTTGCGTCCGTTGCTGTCTGTTTGCCGCGCGATATGGTGGACGGCCCTTGTTCCGAAACGGACGCTTTCAATTTTTCGACCGGGACGATTTCGGACGTCGCAATGTTGACCCGGACAAATTCGGCCGTAAACCTCAACGTGTCCCCGGTCGTCCGGTCCCTGGGGATATTCAACGACACCATGGCCATGTCGTTGTATGTCCGCAATCCGGTGGCGACCGTGATCAATTTATGGGTGATGTTTCCGGCGTTGTCCAACGCGCCCTCCTGGATCACCAATAATTCGGTCAATGCCGTTTCGACGCGTTCCCGGCCCAACCCCTTGATCAAATTCGACGCAATCCCCAACAAATTGACCGGCGAATTGGTGACGAATCCGTCCAACGTCAATCGCGTGGGTTGCCTGACAATGTGGTCCGAAATTTGGGAACCGTCCTCGATAGGGAAATTCGTGACCTCGTTTTGGAACGAATGGTTTTCCCTCAATACACAATCCAATTGGATTTGATCGATTTTCCCAGGACTTTTCCGGCCCAAAATCAACGTCGTGATGCTCATTCCTCGACCGCCTGGTTGTTCGTTTGGACGCCGCGGATCATCTTTTGGTTTTCCTCCTCAAAAACGCGCCGGACGTCCTGTTCAATAAATTGCCGTTGGGATTCTGGCGTTCCTGCCGGAATCTCCATTTTGATATCCGATTTCACGTTCACCTGGTTGACGGCGCCCGCTCCGGTCCTGGCCAACGTTCCCGGCCCGCCGATCCCCGGACCCGCGATTCCCCACGTCCTTTGGAAATCTTCCTCCGAAATTGGTTCCAAAAATGGCAAATCGATTTTGTTCAATTTTTGCCAACCACGCTTTGCGATATCGCCCACAACACCCGTAACATTTCCGAAAATCTTTCCCAAAAACGGGATTCCCTCTTTTATGGCTCTCCATCCTGCCTTTAACGCAGTGGGCAAAACCACAGTGAACAACTTGACAATGATTCCCCCCAACAACCCGAACAACCCTTTCATAAACTGCAAAAATCCCCAAAAAATCGCCTTCATTCCCTCGACCGCGCGGTCTGAATCGCCGGAGAACAAACCAACGATGAAATCCCAAATCCCGACGAAATACGTTTTCAACCCTTCCCAAATGTCCATATAAATGGCTTTGACTGACTCGAAAACCTCGGCAAATCGCGTTTTGAAATCCTCGAACGATCCCAACATATCGCCGATCAACGAATCGCCGCCCTGGGTCCAAACGTACAAATCTTGAATGAACAACACGATCGCGGCGATCGCCGCCAAAACGGCCGCGGCGATCAACCAAAATTCCAATGTGGTCGCCCCAACGGCGATTCCGATTCCCTTCAACAACGGAATGATCGCAAATGCGGCGCCTTTGATGAAAAAAAACATCTTGATCAACGACGCACCGGCCAACAACAACGGGCCGATCGCGGCCGCCAATCCCAAAAATCCGAAAATGACTTTTTGTTGCCATGGCGCCAACGCCTCGAACCATTTGACGAATTTTCCCAACGACGCGATCAACCGGTCGAAATGCCTTTTCAAATTCGTGGCCTTAACCAAAATGGTGCCCATTCTGGATGCCGTGATATATAAAACGTCTTTGAAATTCGACCATAAACCGCCCAACGTTTTGGCTTGTTTCGTCATAAGGTTGGCGAACCGGCCGCCCTCTCCGGACATGTTTTTGAACGCTTGCCGGACCTGGGGAAATCCGATTCGGCCGCGGGACACCAAATCAGCTATTGCCGCCTCCGACACTCCCAACATTTTGGCCAATTCGGCCGTCAACGGGACACCCGCGATCGCAAAATCGCGCAATTCCCGGCCGGTCAATTTGGCCTGGCTTTTCACCTGGCCGTAATTCAATACCAACCGTTCAATGGGAACCGACAACCCGGCCGCAACGTCGCCCAAACTCCGCAACGTGTCCACAACGTCCTCGGATTCGATGCCGACGGCCAACAACTGTTTGGCGACCTGGCCGATATCCTCGATCTGGAAAGGGGTTTTGGCCGCGAAATCGTATAAATCGCGGATCATGTTTTGGGCCTTTTCGCCGGACCCTAACATGGTGGTGAATGCGACCTCCAATTGTTCGACGTCTGATGCCGTCTTGAGGAGACCGGCTCCCAAACCTAATATGGGCAAAGTGACGGCGAGGGAGAACCTTTTTCCGACACTTTCCATATTACGGGCGACAGCCTTCACCCGTTGTTCGGCCCGGCGTAAACCGGCCTCGTCAACACGGAATCCGATTTTGTTGATCAATTCCCGAACGATCATTTTTGCGCCTTTTTATTCGTCCTTTCGGTGGCCTTTTCCTCCATGTGGATTTTCAAATCCAACACGGCATTGGCCCGGACCATATCGTCGTATGAATACGACGTTTTCAATTCGGCCAACGTTGCGACGTTCTCGATCACCAATCGCCACGCGGGCCACATGTCCCGCAATTCCTGGTCTAATTGGTCCCCGACGTCGTCGGTTTTGTGGGAATGTTGGCCCCGGCGATTAGGTCGCCAATACTCCCTTTTCCGAAAAAACGGTTCGTTTCGACTACAAAAATGATTGCTTTATACAATATGGTGTAATTTCCGGCGAATTTGATATTCATCACCGGTTCGGACATTGGTTGTCCGTCCACCCGCGTGGACGAAAAAACGTCCTGGATCAATTGCACCACTTTGGGGTCGTCGAAATGGTCCGTAATCGTGGCGATTGCCGGACCAATCACGGACATGTCGAAATTTGCGTCTAAAATCGAACCGCCTTTGGTCGTTTTCAATCCCTGTACCAGGGACCCCAACGCCGGACCGACCAACTTTAATAATCGGCCTTTGATCTTCAACCCATACATGGCCGGGAACACCGTACATTCGAACGACATTCCATCGATCGTTTTCGACTCCGTCTTTAAGACGGGCTGTTGAGTCGAATTCATATTTAGTTCTCCCTCTTTGGTTTATGTGGACGGTTCAAAATCCGCGGTCCCGGCGTTTCCGGGCGTGTAATCGGCCATATCCAAAATCCATTCGCGGTTCTCGATCTC